GCCGTTATTGCCCCAGTATTTCCATTAACAGAAAGAACCGCATCGGTCGGGGTAGCAAGCAGGGTAAAATCTGCCATACTGCCAGCGGAGCCCGAATTGCGAACGTAAGATTTGTTTTCGTCTGACCTAACTACTATGTCGCCTTCTTGCGTTGTTAAAGCTAAATGAGCCGTTTCGTTAGCTGCTGTTTGAACAGTTGTTAAAGCAACCGCGCTTGCTGTTATTACATTTGACGCGCTAATTGAAACGCCTGTCCCTGCTGTATAACCTCCAGATCCGGGGGCATACGCCAGCGAAGCCCACGCCGTTGATCCTGTCCCGATCTTGTATTTCTTAGTATCACTTTCCCATCCAACTTCTCCAGCTAATAAAGTTGGGTTGGCTGTTGTCCAATTACTAGCCGTATCAATTCGTTGTTGAATTTGTACTTTTACTGTTGTGCTCATACTCCTCTAGCGTTGCCTCCTTTTAATAAATATTCTAAGTCAGAACTACTGTGTCCTGCCGCGTCCTTACAAAATAAATAAAACGGTGAAGTTCCATTAGCAAAAAATGAATCTGAAACTGTTTCAGCCGTTGTATTAGCACCCCCTCCACCACTTAAATTGTAGGTAAGGTCAACCCCTGACAATACGACTACATTAATATCTATGTCATGAAAAACCCCTTTTTGTGTTTCATCTGGTGTTGAAGCGTATCTATAAAAACTAGTTGAAGCCGTTATATTTGCACCACCAAAAACAGCAACAGGAATTTTAAACTTATGATGTAAACCCGCCGCGTCTAAATAATGTTGTCTAAATAAACTAACTTCTGATTGTGTTAAGTCTCTATATCTAAAAGTAACTTGATGCCCAGTTAATACGTTGCTACGCCGAAAACGTACGGGCCCACTAGATAAAGTTGTTGATTCACTTACATTTAACCCCCCGATATTATAACTAATTGAATTAGGAACTCTTGAACTTGGAAAGTCTTTCATTTTTTAAATTGTGTATGGAGGTAATAATTCAAGATTGACCGTTATATTTATCTGTCCGTTTACTTCTTCCATTGCTGGACTTGCAGAATATCGCCACTTATAACCAGTTGGAAAAGTTAAATTAGTTGCTGTTAAAGTTTCTGTTGACAAATCAAACGGCTCAAAGTTTCCATGAAAGGCATAGTGACTTACTAAACTTTGTTGTTGTGATCGAGTAACAGAAATAAAAGTAAGCCTTAGTTGATGCCCATAAGATGCGCTTGAATGTCTTACGTTAGTTTCAGTGCCTGAAAGATTACCTAAAGCACTAGATGAAAAGCTACCGGGTGTAAAAATACGACCGCTTGGCAAAAGTGAAGGGAAATTAGCCGCCATAATTATTCAGGATTTGAACCATCATTTGTACCTGAACGACCGCCCCAAGATGCCGCGACTGTTTTAGTAGCGCCGGTGTCATTGCTAAATTCCCATTTACCTTCTATCGCCCAATAAGAACCGGTATCAACACACCCAAAAGTCATAAACGGATTTGTTGAGCCAGAACAACCCCCGCCATTACCATCAACGCCTAAACCTCCGATTGAAAGAGAACCTCCCCCACACCCACTCATTTGCGTTGTTCTTACGTTTGCTCTCCATGGGACCGGCCCTTGTTCAGGATGAAAGAAAGTACCAGAGTTACCGCCGCTTGCTGGAGTTGTGTTCATAAAACAACCATAAGCACCAGAAATGGTTAGGTAATTATTGAAGGTATACCAAGGGGTTGTCCAATCCGTCGTCGTTGTGCTGCTATTGGCTAAAGCTGGATCACAAATCTGACCATTCCAAACACATGTTTGATTGCTAAACCTAATCATCTTACCGGTCCACCTTGCATAGGTGTAATCAGTTACATCTGGCTCAACCTCGTCTGACTCTCCGTTTTCTTCTGGTGTCCCAAAACCGTCATCACTGCCGGGATCAGGACAAGACCATTCAGCAATGATCGTATGATCAATATCCGCTGTCGTTAATGTCATTGATCCTGAACCATTACTACTAGAAGCGCAATTAATTAACGTTTTTTCACCTGTCTTTTTATCTTTCCTATACCAACAAATCCGACCATTTGCACAAGCCGGGCCTGATGCTGTAAGAGAATCGCCAACGGCTAAAGGATCACTACCAGAATCATCAGTTAATCCGGTTGGATGATCATCATCTAAAGAATCATTACCATTATTTAAATCATCCTCAAGATCACCTTCATTAAAATCATCGGTCATATCCCAATCCGTATCAAAAGTACTAGTCCATGAATAAGGCCAATCAGTGCCATCATCAATTATAGCCGTATCACTAGTGTTTGAATTACAAGTAAAGTCATTTCTACCAGAGGGCAAAACATCATTTGAAGGCGTTGCCGCTACGACATGTTTAGCAACTATTGATCTTTTATTTGAATCAACAGGAAAATGGATTAAATCAAGAGTGACATTACCCGCCGTATTTTTTTCTATCCGTTCTACTTCGTATAAATAATCATGAAAATCAACGGTTCCAACGTTTGTTTCTCTTCTTAGTTTGACTCTTACAATATCGCCAAGGGTAAGAGTGCTATTAAAAGTTGATGGCCTTACTGAAATTCTAAGAGTATGTGTAATTGCTTTTCTTTTAGCGATTTGATAAGCACCAAATTTGACAGCATGAGCTTCAGAACAACACCATTCGGATAGGTCATATTGAATGAATGGCCCATTTGCTGCCTTGCCTGTAATCCTTACTTCTGCTGTTCTAATAATCCCTACATCATCGTCTGGTTGTTGTCTCCATAACACTTGAGCGCAAGCATCTAAACGCTCACTAATAGGGATATATTCAATCTCAAAACTCCCATCTAATATATGCTCCTCAGAAAATCCAAATACCGGACTAATAGCCCCAGTTGAATTAATAGTATGGTTAGCATTAAGAGGCAACCGAGATTTAAAGCATTTTTTGCCATCTTTTTCGGAGAGACGTAGAAGAAATTTATTCCCTGTTTTAGTCAGCCAATCCTCTAAATTTTCACTACCTTTAAACACCCCATTACATAAAAAACTATTTGTATTTAAGAAATTTGCCGCCGCCGTCATCGCGGTTGTATCAATCATGTCATCCGGTAGCCTCTTGGATTCTTTGATTAAATAAATAGCAAGATCTATAAAATTATTACTACTTCCTAATTGACTATCTAATAGGCGAGTAACTTTCAATCCATCTTTGACAAAGGCATAAACTTGGCGGTCCCATGTACCGTCTCCATCCGCTGCCGTATTTGTATATGACAGCATTGTCATGTCTGTATATTTCCCGTCTGTTCCGCAATAACTCGGAATGTTTTCCCATGTCGTTTTATTAGCAACATTGACAATTGTTGTCCCTGGCTGCCAATTACTTGCCCTTCTGTTATAAGCCCTTGTCCATGTTCCAACTCTGCAAGAGCGTTGATATAAATCAGTTAAAGGAATATCACCTATCTGTCCCTGAGATAAAACAAGCTGTAATTTTACTGTTAATTCATTTGTTGTTGAATCATTTGCAAAACTTCCAGAAGTAGCACCAGGGGCAACAAAAACACCACCAATAGCAGTGCCTGAAACAGTGACGCGCCTACCAAAAACAATAGGGATTGGCTCGCCTATCTGACAGGCTCTTTGTCTTACATCTAATGAAGTGTTCCCCTGCGCTGCTTCTTCCTTTAATTCATCGCCTGTAAGACCTGATTGATACGGCAATAAGGAAAGAGGATCAGCAACTTTTATTTTGCCTATATCAAAACCGGACCGTTGAGTAGGTAAAAGAGGGGTCATAATCTTATGGGTACTCCGATCAAATCACTAGTAAATTTACGCGGCGGGGCACTAGCTCCCACAGGTGACAAACTAGAACCGATATTTACATTTAACGTCGTAAAGCCACCGCCAAAACTTGAAACAACACCAAGGAAATTAACAATTAAAGATTGACCCGACTGAGGCGAATCATTAGATAATCTTGAGTCAAATTCATAAACTTTTAATTCGACTAAGTATTGATTATTTAATGCCTCCGTAAAAGCATTAACCGCCGTTGTGGTAGCTGGACAAGTTACAGAAACACTATTACCACCACTCGCACTAGATGACATCAAACCGTCAGCGGTAAACGGAAAATATGTCCAACTTTTAGAGCTGAGACTAATTGTTGAATTGACATAATAAGATTGCCAAAGTTGCTTATCGGTTCCCCCGGTGTAAATCCTTAAATACTGCGCTTGTGCTCTATTACTCATTAGCTAATCCCCTGAAATCTGCGCCCACCTGTTGAGCGTGAATTGCCAAAGACGGAACTGGAAAAACTATATAAGGCTGATTGTAAATCGTCTACGGTGACATATTGCTGTCCGTTCGACATTTGCATTACTGGACCTGTTTTAATGTTGATATTTGGATTACCACCAGCCACAAAACCACCCTCCGCAAAACGTGGAATAGCTGCCCCGCCTCTTAAACCTGAAAGATAGTTATTAATAAAGCCGCCCATCTTGTGAGTTGGAATTATGTACTCAGAGCTTTTACCTTCTCCTACGACTGCAAGAGTAGGACCGTTTACATATCCACCCTCTGCATATCCTGAAACTTTAGAAGAACTCGAACCACCTGAACTTTTACCGCCACTCATTGCGGCGCGGCCTCTGCTAATAATGCTCATAATATTATTCCACCAATTCTTTACAGCGTTAGTAACTGAGTCGATAAGCTTTTTAATTTGCTTCGGTATAAATTCAATAGCAGCTTTAAAAGGAGCAATAATAATATCTTTTACTTTTCTCCATCTCATGTGAAATGCTTCAACAAAATGACCGGCAAAATCCTCCATCCTTTTAAATATCTGACCAATGAAACCAGAAATATTAGTTGCCATTTCTGAAACCCATTTACCAACATTTACAAATACTTCTCTTAACCCTTCAAATTTCATCAAAGCAGCAATTAAACCAGCAACCGCAACCGCACCAAGAATAAACGGAGCAGCGGGGCCAGTAAATACAGCCGCGACAGTTACACCAACAATTTTGATAAGTCCTCCAATTTTCGCAAAACCTGCAATGACTGGACCCATTGAACCAACCCAACCGCCTAACAATGCAGGTAGTTTTATTGCCGCTATTCCTTGTAAAGCTCCTTGAGTAAGAACAGCCGCAAGACCTAAAGCTTTAACCGCAAGAGTTAAGACTCCAAAAGTTACCGCTAATTGTTTTATAGGACCGGGGATTGCATTAAAGATTTTTGCGGCTCCATCTAAAATATGCACCAACGTCTGAAGAGCTGGTAATAAGGCTTCCATTACTTGTATCGCAACAATCCTAAACTTCTCCCCTAGCTGCGCCATTGAGTCATTAAACGCCGCCATCCTTTCCGCGCTTAATTGTGTAAAGCCTGTTTCTAATCCGTTTATTGCCTCTGATCCTTGATTTAACAAAGGTATTAATTTTCTACCTAATCCAGTACCAAAGATTTCAGCAGCGTTAGCCGCCTTCATTGTTCCGTCTTCCATCCCTGCAAATTTGTCTGTTAATTCTAAAAAGGCTGTATCTAAATCTTTTAAATTTCCTTGGTTATCAGTAACAGAAAAACCTAATCGATCAAAAGCCTCTTTAGCTGTTCCTATTCCGTCGCTTGCATCTTGCATATTTTTCGCAAGAGTTGGA